TTACGCGCGCGAGAGTAGACGCGTAGCCAGCCTGTTTGGCCCGGCGCTGACGCCCTCTCTTCCCCACACCCCAAGCGCCCAGGTGCACCCATGACCCCATCCCCGCGCCGCAAGCCCGCCCCCACAACCGCGCAGCTGATCCGCCTCGCAGCCTGGCGCGACCATAGCGGGGACCTGGGCGTGTTTCGCAGGCTGTGTGCGGCGGCGGATTTGGTGGAGGCGGCGGGGGCGTGCTGATGGAACTCACGAGACCAGCGGATGCGGAACGCTTCGTCCGCGCGGTGCCGGATGACTTCGACGTGGTGTTCGTCGAGCAAGGCCGGCTCGAATGCGAGGCATGGTACCGCGTCGGGCGCAGCACGGTGAACCGCTGGCTCGATGAGCGCGGCAAGGACCGGCTGATCCTGCGCCGCGCCGAATATGTCCAGTCGATGCGGACGCAAGGGCGGTGGTTGACCCGGGCGTCGAGCTTGGTGGAGCATCGCGAGGTGAGCCGGCCGCGTCCCGTCGCCGAGAAGATCAACGACCGGCGGCGCGTCCATCCCTCGCTTGCCCGGCGTGCTGCCCACTACCTGCGCTGCGTGCGAAATGGCGGGTGGATTATCTCACCGGCGCAGGATGGGCACTGGCGCGTCGGCACCCGGCTCAGGTCTGCGGCAGAGCTTGTCGACCTGGCCGAGCGCAAGGGCTTCGATCGCAAGGCGGCGAACCTACAGATTGCGGCTGAGGCGGCGGAGTATTGATGGCTATGGCACGGAGCACAAACGGCACAAATCGCGCGCGCGAGCGGTTCATCGACGAACTGCGAGCGTCGTGCAATGTGTCCGCTGCTGCCCGTGCTGCCGGTATCCCGCGGCGCACTGCGTACAATTGGCGTGCATCCGACCCGGCTTTCGCTGAGGCATGGGAAGACGCCGAGGAAGAGGCCGCTGACGATCTCGAGCAAGTGGCACGCGACCGGGCGAAGGCGGGTTCCGAACGCATGCTGGAGATCCTGCTGAAAGCGCACCGGCCCGAGAAGTTCGTCGAGCGCGTCCGCAGTGAACTCTCGGGCCCAGGTGGCTCTCCGCTGCAGGTGACGACCATTGAACGCCGTATCGTCGATCCTCGCGATTGACACGCCGCGGGTATTCGCGCCGCTCCTCGCCCCTTCCCGCTACAAGGGCGCGCACGGCGGCCGCGGCTCGGGCAAGTCGCATTTCTTCGCTGAGTGCATCGTCGAGGCGATGGTCGCCAATCCCGACTGCGCCATCGTCTGCATCCGCGAAATCCAGAAGAGCCTGAAACTCTCGGCGAAGAAGCTGATCGAGGACAAGATCGCCGCGTTCCACCTGGGCCCGATGTTCGAGGTGCAGCGCGATGTCATCCTGCGGCGCGGCGGCAAAGGGCTGTGCATCTTCCAGGGCATGCAGGATCACACCGCCGACAGCATCAAGTCGCTCGAAGGCTTCGACATCGCCTGGGTCGAGGAGGCGCAGACGCTATCGCAACGCTCGATGAACCTGCTGCGGCCGACGATCCGCAAGGAGGGCTCGGAAATCTGGTTCAGCTGGAATCCCCGGCGCCGCTCTGACCCCGTCGAAAAGCTGCTGCGCCTGCGCCAGCGTGACGACGCGATCGTCGTGAAGGCCAACTACACCGACAACCCGTTTCTGCCCGCAACGCTGCGTTTCGAGGCTGAGGACGACAAGGCGAACGACCCCGAGGGCTTCGCCCACACCTGGCTCGGCGATTACGAGAACATGTCGAGCAAGGTCGTGATCCCGCGCATGTGGCTCGAAGCGGCGATCGACCTCGACAAGAAGCTGGGCATGGACATCACCGGCAAGACATATTCCGCGCTTGACGTTGCCGGTGCCGAAGAGGGCGGCGACGAGAATGCCCAGGCCGTCCGCAAAGGCGTCAAGCTGATCTGGCTCGACAAGTGGAACGGCTTCGACACCGCGCTGACGACGCAGCGGGCAGTCGCGGTGAGCGTCCAGCAAGGCGTGCAGGAGGCCTACTACGACAGCGTTGGGGTAGGCGAAGGCATCACGGGCGAATGGGCCAGCATGGGGCGCGCAGGCACCAGGCCGAAGGGATTCAACCTATTGCCCTGGAACGGCGGCTCAGCAGTGCTCAACCCCGATGCTCGCGCCGACCCGCTCAATGCCACTAGCCCGCGCAACAAGGACCAATATCACAACCTCAAAGCGCAGGCGTGGTTCTCACTTCGCCGCCGCTGCCAGAATGCTTACCGGGCCAGCAAGGGCGAAACTGTGGATCCTGACTCGGTGCTTTGCATCCCATCGGACCTGCCGCACCTCGACCAGCTGCTCGACGAGCTGACGCAGCCGCACAAGACCACGTCGGCGACCGGCAAAACGATGGTCGATAAGCAACCAGACGACGCTGCCTCGCCAAACTTGGCCGACGCTGTGGTGATCGCGTTCTTCCCGCTCGGTTCGGCCTACACCCTCGACAACCTCTGAACCTACAGCCCCCAGCCCCCCGCGCGTAAGTTCCGGCCATGGGTGCCGTCTCCTACCTCTACGACAAGCTCTCCAACGTGATGTCGGGCAAAGGCACCTCGGCCGATCGCTCGACCTATGGCGCCTACGTGTTCACGCCGGTGAGCCCGCAGCAGGCCGAGGCCAGCTACCGCGCGTCGTGGCTGATGCGCAAGATCATCGACATACCGCCGCTCGACATGACGCGGGCCTGGCGCGCGTGGCAGGCCGAAGACACCGACATCGAGGCGCTGGAAGAGGCTGAACGCAAGTTGCAGCTGCGCGAGAAGTGCAAGCGCGCGCTGGTGCTGGCCCGGCTATGGGGGGGCGGCGCGATCGTCATCGGCATCCGCGGCGACAACCCGACGATGGAGCTCGTGCCAGACAGCGTGGCGCAGGATAGCCTCGACTGGCTGCACGTCTTCGGCCGCAACCAGATCCAGGCCGGCGAAGTCATCACCGACCCGGCAAGCCCGTGGTTCGGCGAACCAAAGGAATGGACGCTGCAGACCGGCCAAGGCCTGTCGATCACCATCCACCCGTCGCGCGTCGTGCCGTTCGTTGGTCAGCGGATGCCCGAGGGCGCGTTCATGCAGGGCGATCCGTTCTGGGGCGACCCGCTCTACCAATCGATCCAGACCGCGCTGCAGAACGCCGATCTTGCCCAAGATGGATTCGCCACGCTGATCGACGAAGCCAAGATCGATATCATCAAGATGCCCGATCTGATGGCGAACGTCGGGACGCAGGAATACGAAAACAAGCTGCTCCAACGCCTCGGCGCCGCGGCCTTGGGCAAGTCGGTGCACCGCGCGCTGATCCTCGACGCCGCCGAGGAATGGGAACAGCGCGAGATCACCTGGGCCGGCATCCCCGATATCATCACGAGCTACCTGCAGATCGTCGCCGGCGCCGCCGACATTCCCGTCACGCGGTTGCTGGGCCAGTCGCCCAAGGGCCTGCAATCGACCGGCGACGGCGAAGAGCGCGACTACCATTCGATGATCGCAGCGCGGCAGGACGAGTTACTGGCACCGGCGCTCGACCGCATCGACGAAGTCCTGATCCGCTCGGCGCTGGGCGATAGGCCGGATGACGTGTGGTACCGGTTCAACTCGCTGTCGCAGCTGTCCCCCAAGGACGCCGCCGATATCGAGAGCAAGCGCGCGACGACGGTCAAGACCTATGCCGACAGCGGGCTGATCGAGAACGAGGCGCTGTCCGCCATGGCCAAGAACGCCATCAGCGAATCGGGGCAATGGCCGGGCAGCGAGAAGGCCTTCGAGGACGCCGAAGCCGCCGGCGCAGTTGCCCCATTCGCCGAGGAGCCCGATCCGAACGACCTGCTCACGGCCGAGGAAATTGCTGCTCAAGCTAAGGGGGGAGGTGATCCGAAACTTGCCGCTGCGGGCGGTGCCAAGGTGCCGGCGAAGTGACCGGAATCAACCTTCCTGTCCGCTTGTCGGTCGATGATCCGCACTACGACGCCGACCTCGGCCGCCGGTTGGAAGTGCTTTTCAACGGTGTCCCTCGCACGGAGGTCGTCAGCTTTGACATCGAGGCGCGCACTCTCACGCGGCTCGCCACCGATGTTCAAGGCAACTTCATCGTCGACCTCGAGAATGAGTGCTTCAAGCTCGAAACCCTGACTGGCGACGTGGCGGTGCGGTTTCGCCCGCAGCCGTGATGCGCTACGACCTCGCCGCCATGGCGCAGCGCGCAGGCACACGCCGCAAGCTCATCACCTTCCGACCGATCATCACCACCCGCGCGCAGGCCAACGACCTCGCCGCCATTCTCCACCGCATGCTCGCGCCCTGGTACGGTGCCCGCCAGCGCATCACCGACGCCTATGCCCGCGAACTGGCGCGCGTGCTGACCACCGACAGCATGGATGATCTGACAGCGCTGTTCAGCGAACTGGGCGACGCGGTGGAAGCGCTGGTGCTGGAATTGACGCCGGCGCTGAAGTCGTGGGCGTTTTCGCTCGAGCGTTGGCATCGCGGCAAGTGGGGGAACACGGTGCTTGCCGGCGCTAACGTCGATGTCAGCTACCTCATCGGCCCGCATGAAGCGCAGGAGCCGATCAGCGCGTTTCTGGCGAGGAACACTGCGCTGGTGAAAGATATCTC